GTAGAAATATTCGCCTGGTCGGTTTGTATCCAGGCGTTCGAACTTGAAACGGTCGATTGGAATCAGTTTTGGACCTATTGCGAAGCGCCGGAAAACGACGACTTGTTCGGAAGGCTTGCGCGCGCGGGGTAGGTCGGGCTATTCTGTAGCCTAGAGCTGGTAGCTTAAAGGTTGGGATAGCTCTACAAATCGCGAAACCTTCAAGCCCGGTTAGAAGCCAGGCGCCAATTATCAAAGGCGAACCCATGGATGCAGCGTTTATACAAGCTCGAATCGACGCCACTAAGGCGGCTATCGTCCTGTATGAGACCGCCCAGACGACGTTAGCTACGGGTAACGTCCAATCCTATACGATTGATACCGGACAAACCCGGCAAACTGTTACGCGCCTGGACCTGGCCGACCTGCAGCGGACCATCGATTCGCTTTACAACCGCTGCGCAACGCTCGAAGCGCGCCTTAACGGTAGCGGCACTCTAACGGCGAGGCCAAGATGGTAAAAATTTTCGGTATCGAGTTCGGGAAGTCTGCCGCGTCTATTCCGGTCGACTCCGGCGAGCTGGCCCCCGACTTTAACGCGTCCCACGGCGTCGGCTCGTTGGGGGCTCCGCAAGTTCTGGCCGATTTCGACGGCGATAAGTTCTTCGGCGGCTTCGGTGCTACGAAGATTTTTACGCCCGACTATTGGACGCTGCGCGAACGCTCCAACCAGTTATTTACCGAAAACCTGTACGCCCGCGGTCTTATCCGCCGGCTAATCACGAATGAAATAAACACCGGGTTAACACCGGAAGCCACCCCCGACGAAGAAATTATCGGCATACCCGAAGATAGTCTCGCAGACTGGGCCGAAACGGTCGAAAACCGCTTCGGTATCTGGGGTAAAAGTCCTCAGGTTTGCGACTGGCGCCAGGTTAATAGCTGGGGTGCCATCCAGCGCGCGGCCCGTATGGAAGCCCTGGTCGCTGGCGACGTCCTGGTTGTGATACGCCAGTCCCAGCGGACTAAACTACCCATGGTACAGCTGGTAAGTGGTAGCAAGGTCCAAACCCCGTTGGGTGGTTCGGAGAAGCTCCGTAAGGGTCACGAGATACGACACGGCGTCGAATTGGATACGGTCGGGCGCGTAGTCGCCCATTGGGTCCGCCAGGACGACGGAAGTAGTAAGCGACTCCCCACGGTTGGCGAGAAATCCGGACGCCGTATATCCTGGCTGGTTTATGGTACCGACAAACGGCTCGACGCCGTCCGCGGGGAACCGCTGTTATCGCTGGTCCTGCAGTCGCTTAAGGAAATCGATCGATACCGGGATTCGGCGCAGCGAAAGGCCGTTATCAATTCAATCCTGGCAATGTTCATTAAGAAAACCCAGGACAAACCGGGCACCCTACCCATTACCGGCGGCGCCATCCGTAAGGATTCGGCAACCGTAACGGACGGGGACGGTACCACGCGCAGCTTTAACATGGCGGGACAAATCCCAGGCCTGGTTATCGAAGAATTGCAGGTCGGCGAAGAACCGGTCCTTAAGGGTGGCGAAGGTACCGATATAAATTTCGGGACATTCGAGGAAGCGATTATCCAGGGTATCGCCTGGGCCAATGAAATACCGCCCGAAATTTTGCGCCTGTCGTTTTCGAATAACTACAGCGCCAGCCAGGCGGCCATTAACGAATTCAAAATCTACCTTAATAAAGTCTGGTCCGACTGGGGCGAAACGTTCTGTACGCCGGTTTATAACGAATGGCTACTTAGCGAAACGTTACTCGGTAAGATCAACGCCCCGACGCTGCTATCGTCCTGGCGCAACCCCCAGGAATACGACGTCTTCGGCGCGTGGACTTCAACGGAGTGGTACGGATCCGTTAAACCGTCTACAGATATGCTTAAATCTGGCAAGGGTGCTAAGTTATTGGTTAGCGAAGGATGGTCCACCAACGCGAAACAGGCCCGTATGTTAGACGGTTCAAAGTATTCGAAGAACATTAAACGCCTTGCCCGGGAAAACGAGCAGAAGGCCGCAGCAATGCGCCCATTGTTGGAACTGGAACAGGAGTTCGGCAGCCAAGAAACAACGGCGGCAATTAATGCACTAGACGACGCGGTCGTCCAACTTACCGAGGTCGCCGTCGATGGCGGATAAAAAGTTCTTCCAGGAATTAATGGCGGCGCGTCGATATATGGACGCGGTGTCGCTGGGGTTCGTGGCGGGAATAGAACCGGACGTTAAATTCGGCAGTGTTCCGGACGCGGGTAGCGGAGTAAAAACTGACGTATGGCCGAACGGGTTGGCCCAGCCTATCTACTTGTTTCCGTCCGATGCTGGCGATAGTATCGAAATGTTCGCCGTTGGTACCGATGCCCAAAATATTACTATCGAAGGCCTTACCGCGGCGGGAGTCTTCCAGACTGAAACGGTAGCCCTAAGCGGTACCGGTGGCGCGGGTGGCGCGGTTGCTATCCCGGGAACCTGGCGGGCTGTTGATCGCGCATTTAACGCCGATAGTACCGAACTGGCCAGCGCTGTTACTATCCAAAAAGTGGGAGACGCTACCCGGGTTTACGCGTTTATCACCGTCGAAGACCAGCAGACGTCCCAAGCTATGTTTGTGGTGCCGGCTGGTAAAATCGTACTGGTGAATAACTATTCGACCGCAATTAACAAATCCGGTGGCGCGACGGTTACGGGCATTTTCGCCTTTCGCGTTCGTAAGCCTGGTGAAGTATTCCGTACCCAAATTCGTTACGGTCTGCAGCGTACGGGTACTAGTAATATCAGTTCCGACCTTATCGTCCCACTTCTGGCCGGTCCGCTTTGTCAATTGAAAGTGAGTGCCACCCCCGACGCGATTACGACCGATATATCGGCGGAATATTCCATGTGGTTGATCGATTCGAACTTAGTCCCCGCTGCACTATTGGCAGCACTCAGTTAATTGCGCTAAGATGCCGGTTATTAGGAGAATTTAACATGTGGTGGTTACTCGAAGCAGGGATCCGGCGACAACTGGAACAAGCCCAGGCCGCCGGCATTGTTCCGACCGCAGAACAACAATCGCAATTTATGGCCTTCCACGGATCGGCTAGCGCGCAATCTTCCAGCCGTATTATGGCGGTCGCTGGCGATACTGCCGAAATTACCGTCAAGGGTGTTCTAACCAAGGAGCCCAACTTCCTAGCCATGCTGTTTGGTGGGGGTAATACTACGTTCCCCGAAATTATCAACGCCCTGGCCGAAGCCGAAGCTAACCCGGCAATCGCTAAAGTGGTTCTGGCCGTAGATAGCCCCGGCGGCACCGTCGCCGGCCTGTTCGAAACGCTCGCAGCTATCGAAGCGTTTTCTAAACCGATCGAATCGGTCGTATCAGACCTGGCCGCGTCTGCAGCGTTCGCCCTTGTGGCTTCTACCGATAAGATTACCGCGACAAACCGCGCTACCAGTTTCGGCAGCGTCGGCATTGTCGCCAGCTTCGCAGTAGACGAAGACGTCGTTACGATTACCAGCACGGATGCCCCGAAAAAGCGACCCGATGTAACCACGGAAGAAGGGGTCGCGGCAGTTCGGGAAGAACTGGACGCACTACACGAAATTTTTGTCGATGCCATCGCCGCAGGGCGCGGCACGACCCCCGAAGAAGTTAACGCTAAGTTTGGCCAGGGTGCTACACTCCTGGCCGGCGAAGCATTGAAGCGCGGTATGATTGATGCGGTAACGGTGGCCCAGCCATCCCTAGCCGTTGTTGCGAGTGCCGATATTAAACCAGCCGCCCACAAAGGCGGGAACGACTCGGAGAAAGGACCTATGGACCTTCAAGAGCTAAAGGCCCAACACCCCGCAGTGTACGCGGCTGCGGTGGGAGTGGGTGCGGAACAGGGTGTTAAGGACGAACGCGACCGCGTATCGGCACACCTTACAATGGGTGAAGCGTCCGGCGATATGAAAACCGCCGTCGCTGCTATCGGTGACGGTTCGGGCATGACTAACAGCCTGCAGGCTGCGTACCTGGCCGCCGGCATGAATCGCCGGGACGTCGACAACCGCCAGGAAGACGACAAAGGGGCAAAAGCCGGTGACGGTTTGACCCCAGAAGATAACAAAGACGCAGAAGCCGAAGCTGGCGCGGGTATTCTCGCTGCTGCCGCCGCAACCTGTGGCGTAGAATTGGAGGCGTAACCCATGGCAACTTTGACAATTACCAATAACAAGCCACGCGGCGTTGTTATCTGGGATCCCGTCTTCGAAGACGAAACCCTATCCGCTCCCGGTGCGGCTACCTACGTTAAGGGTACCGTCCTGGCTCGTAAGACTCTGCTGGACGCGATTACCGAAGCGGCCGACGGGGGTAACACCGGCGACGGTACCATTACCCTGGCCACCGTGGTCGCCGGCCCCGTAGTTCCCCTGGTTGGTACCTACGTCCTTACCGTAACCACCGCGGTAACCAACGGCGGTATTCTGCAGCTTAAGGATCCCAACGGCGCGATTGTAGCGTCCGATTTGATCATGACCGCGGGCGCCGGTGCGGCTACTGTGTTCGAAGCGGCCGGGCTGGAATTCACCATTACCGACGGCGCTACCGATCTGGCGGTTGCCGACTTCTTTACCATGATCACAGCGGCCGACGGTGACGTTGTCGTATATGATCGCGTAGGTGCCGGCGGGGCTCAAATCCCCATGATGGTACTGCACGACGAAGAGGTCTTTGCCGGCGTTGGTACTACCCCCGTCCGCCCGATTATCAGCGGTCGACTACGTCGCGGGGACCTGATCGTCCACGGTGCCGCAGCTATCACCGATGCAGAAGCCGACGCACTGCGCGACTTCGGTATCATTCCCCTGGCAACTACTCAGCTCGGTGAGCTGGACAACCAATAAGGAGCCGCCACCATGGCCGTTGAAATCTCGCGCGAAGGCTGGCTACAGCTATTTACGCAAATGCGCGGACCTATGGGGTTCCTATCCCGTATGTTCACTATCAAGCCCGGGGGCATCTATAACGGCGAAAAGGTCGCTATTGATATCCAGCGCTTCGGCGAAGACGTCGCCATCGCTATCAAGAAGTGCACCGGACCCAACCTAAACGACATCGACGAGTTCACTACCAAGGAATTCGAGCCGCCCGCCTATGGCGAAGCGTTCCCCCTGAATGTATGCGACCTGCTTAACCGCATGGCCGGCGTTGACCCTTTCAGTGCAGCATTCCAGGACTTCGCTAGCCAAATGGTTGCCATGATGGCCCAGGGCTTCGTTAAAATCGACGACAAAATCCGCCGCGCTGTGGAATTGCAGGCTTCTCAAATCATGCAGACCGGTAAGCTAACCCTTACCAATAGCGCGGGCGATACCGTCTACGACCTTGACTTCAAACCGAAGGCTACGCACTTCCCGACGGTCGGTACGGCCTGGGACAACGCGGCGTCGGATCCCATCGCTGATCTGCAATCGCTTGCCGATATTATCCGGGCGGACGGTAAGATCAACCCCGATCGTCTGGTTATGGGTAGTACCGCGCTGCGTAATTTCCTGCAGCACGCGAACGTTAAGGACTTCTTGGACAACCGCCGTATCAGTATCGGCGAAATTGCCCCGGAAATGACCGATAGCGGCGCGACGTTCTACGGCTTCGTTTGGGTCGGTGCGTATGAGTTCGAAATCTGGACCTACCCCGAAACCTTCAAGGATCCGCAGACTGGCAACGCTACTTTGTACGTCGCGGCCGACAAAGTCATTATGACGTCGACCCGCACCCGTCTAGATATGACATCTGCGCGCGTACCGCTTCCCCTGGGTCCCGACCCCCGAGTCGCTGGTTTGCTGCCTGGTCGTCTGTCTTCGCGCGGCGAGAGCTTCGACGTTACCCCTAACGTCTACGCTACTCCCAACGGCAAGCAGATCATGGGCGAGCTGGAAAGCCGGCCGCTGCTTATCCCCGTACAGATCGACGGCTTCGGCTGTATCGATACCCAACCTTAACCGGTGCTACTAATCGGGGGCTTCGGCCCCTGGTTTTATAGGGAGTAGAGATTATGCCCAGCAACAAAGAGTTGAAAAAATCCATCACCGATGCTGCCGAAAAATTGGGCGTCGACGCGCCTAATACCGACGGCATGAGTAATAGCAAACTGGCCGAAACCCTTAGCGAGCTGAAGAACCGCGAACCGATCGTCGAAGCTCTGGTCGAAGCTCTGGAACCTGGCATCCCGGTTATCGCCGAAGGTAAGGCACTTACCACGAAACGCGGTATTCTGGGACCTGGCGAGCCAATCGTCCCCGAAGACCTGGCCGGCGGCGAAGAGGCGTTCGAAGCGCTAGTCGAAAACGGCTACGTGGTCGAAGGGTAGAATATGAGCCTCCGAACGATAGCGGAACAGGACCTCGCTACCATCCTGGAAGATGGCGTTACCGGTTTCGGCTGGCCCATTACTTTAACAGCACCCGACGGAACAGTCGGGGCGCTTACTGGTTTTTCCGATGATATCGCCCAGGTCATAGACCCCGATACGGGACAAGCAGTAAGCGGACGACTCGCGAGCGCAGCGCTACGCACCGCGGCAATAACCGCAGCGTTACCAGGCAAAGGCTTACCGGTGGGAATCGCCGACGCGGCTAGTAAACCCTGGCTTGTGGCGTTCGATGATATCAACGGCAACGCGTATACCTTCAAGGTCGCCCAGTCGAACCCAGACAGGGCGCTAGGCCTGGTCACGTTGCTACTGGAGTTATATACCGTATGACCGTCCTGGCGACGCTTATAGACAAGCAGGACAACGTCGAAATTCTCCGCGATCAAATCGCCGCTATTCTGGTGGCGGAAGTCGCTAACCAGATGGCGTTGGCCACGGGTGCCGCGAAGGATCCGGCCGACTGGAAGCTCCGGATTTTTACCGAACGGTCGAACCCCTGGGAACAGTTTATCGACCCGAACGAAGTCGGGTTCGACCCTAGCCCGCTAGTCAATATCTGGGTCGATAACATGAACTACGACCCGAAAGCCAGTAACGTAATGGAGCGGCAAAAAACCGAAGCAGTCTATAACATCGACTGTTACGGATTCGGTCGCAGTGCGAATGTTCTAGCCGGCGGCCATACCCCGGGCGATCAGGAAGCATCCTTCGAAGTCCAGCGCGCTGTACGCCTGGTTCGTAACATTTTGATGGCTGCCGAAAATACATATTTGCAACTGCGCGGGCTCGTGTGGTCTCGCTGGCCGCAGTCAATCAACATATTCCAGCCGCAACTAGGCGAGAATACGGCGCAGCAGATAGTAGGCGCGCGCCTGGCTTTTAGGGTAGTATTCAACGAGTTTAGCCCGCAGGTAGTCCCGGAAACGCTGGAACTGGTAGCGGTCGATGTAATCCGCACAGAAGACGGCGAAATTGTCCTCGAAGCGGATTATTCTTATCCATTAACGCCGTAGGAGTTTAACGTTATGGCACTTTCCGATGCAGTCGACGCCTCCGCGGTAGCGCGGGTTGTAGGCATTAAAACGGTCTTTAAAGACCTACGAGCCGGTAGTATTCTGTTCTTACCGCAGCGAATCGCGGTAGTAGGCCAGGGCGCCACGGCTTCGACTTACTCAACCACCAAAGCACAACACACCAGCGCCGCAGCAGTGGCCGCCGCGTACGGTTTCGGTTCCCCGGTGCATTTGGCCGCTAAACAATTGTTCCCAGTCAACGGCGACGGCGTTGGTACCATTCCGGTAACCGTTTACCCGTTGGTTGATGACGGTAGCGGCGTGGTGTCTGCAGGTGATATCGCCCCAACCGGTACCGTAACGAAAGCCGGGCAGTTCACTATTAAGGTGAATAATATCAGCTCGGAACCGTTCGTCGTTTCGATCGGTGACGCCCTGTCAGATATCACGGCAGCTATGGACGTCGCAGTCGCCGCAGTTCTGGATTTGCCGATTACGTCCCTGGCCGCTGTTACTCCGGACCGGATCGATACCACGTCGAAATGGAAGGGCGTAAGCGCTAACGATATCTTCATCGAAGTAATCGGCCCCACCGACACCGGTATCACCTTCGCCGTTACTCAACATACGGGCGGCCTGGTTAACCCCAACATTGACGCCGCACTCGCTCAGGTGGGTTCTATCTGGGAATCGATGTTCCTTAACTGCCTGGACGTTGCCGATACCGTAACCCTGGGTAAATATGACGTTTTCGGGGAGGGTCGGTGGGGTGCCCTGGTACGTAAACCCACTGTGGTCTTCACCGGTAACACCGCGACCACGGTAGCCAATGCGACCGCAGTATCCGACGCTCGTAAGACCGATCGCACTAACGCGCAACTAGTGGCCCCTGGGTCCAACGATTTGCCGTTCGTCGTCGCAGCTCGCCAGCTCGCACGTATCGCGGTGGTCGCGAACAATAACCCACCCCGGGACTATGGTAGCCAGAACGCTAGCGGCCTGGTGCCTGGTGCCGATGGCGATCAATGGACTTTCGCGGATCGCGACGAAGCCATTAAGAAGGGGAGTTCTTCCATCCAGGTTAAGGACGGTGTGGTCAACGTTTCCGATACCGTTACATTCTACCACCCTACCGGCGACCCGATCCCGGCGTATCGTTTCGTAGTTGATATCGTGAAACTGCAGAATATCATTTTTAACCTGGACCTTATTTTCGCTACGGCGGAATGGGACGGCGCCCCGCTGATTCCGGACAACCAGCCCACCATCAACCGCGACGCTAAGAAGCCGAAAACGGCCGTAGCTGCAGTTTCCGCGATGCTGGATAGTTTGGGGCTTAACGCCATTATCAGCGACCCGGAAACCGCAAAGGCTAACACCTTCGCGGAAATCGACGCCGGCAACCCTAAGCGTCTAAACGTCGCTACTACGGTGCAATTGTCGGGTAATGCGAATATCATTTCTACAACGCTCAACTTTGGATTTTTCTTTGGGACGCCAACCGTGGTAGCATAAAGCTATTATGGAAATACTTTCTAAAGAAGATGCTAGAAAGCAAGGGTTTCGGCGCTACTTTACCGGAAACCCTTGCCGCAAAGGTCATACGTCCGAGAAGTACGTGTCGGATGGTGGGTGTGTCGAATGCAGTATTGAACGGGCTAACCGTCGTTATACCGACAACAAGGACGATGTTTTAAGACAGTCCAGGAAGCGTTATCAAGACGACCCAGATAAAATTAAAGACCGGGTTGCAGCGCGGCGACAAGCGCAACCAGAAAAAGTCCGGACTGAAAAGAAAAGAGAATATGAACGAAACAAATCTAGGTATATAGTCAAGGCTGCCGAGTGGTCAGCGGCAAACCCTGAAAAAGCGAAGGAATGCGCCAGAAATTGGCATAAAAACAACCCGTTGAAATCGTACGCGGCTGTAGTTAGACGTAGGGCGAAGTTAAAGCACCGCATGCCCCCGTGGCTTACGGACGAACATAAATTCGCCATTTTGGCGGTTTACGAAAAAGCGCGTATTATGTCAGAGGAAACCGGCACCAAGCGCCAAGTCGACCATATCGTCCCGTTGCGTGGTAAGCTAGTCTCAGGGTTGCATGTACCATGGAACTTGCAAATTTTGACGACTTTCGAAAATCAATCAAAAGGTAACCGGTTTACTGCCGGCTAAGGAGCTAAAACCATGAGCGCAGTCGGCGGAAGTATTGAAAGCGTAACTCTCGACGGTCGGGAATTCCCGGTCGCCGCGGACGCGGAGGCCCAGCGAAAGCTAGGCGGATTCGAAAACGAAGTCCAGGCGAACGGCGACGGCACCGCCCGTATTATTAAGACCCGGGTACCCCTGGGAATTGATGGGTTGACCGTTGAAGTCGACGACGACCGCGGCGACCAGGAGTTTATCCAGGGGCTTGCGAACCGTAACGACTTCTTCCCCGTGGCCATTACGTACGCGTCGGGCAGTACCTACCAGGGTACCGCGCAAATTGTCGGCGAGAATCCAGCCAGTAGCCAAAGCGCTACCCAGGCTATTAGCCTGATGGGTCCCGGCACTCTTACCAAGCAATAAGAAAACCAAAATAGGGCAGTAACGCCGCGCGGGCGCCCTATCCCTTCGCCGCCCCTAGCAGGGCGGGCGCGGCACTTTTTTTAAAATAGGGCTGATGAAATGACTGATAAAGTAGCGAAGGAGGTAGCGGAAGCGGAATTCGAACGATTCGCCGAAGCTATGGACCTGGACGTCGATACGTCGATAATGGACGAAGACGACCGTAAGGGTTTCGATCTGCAAAAAAACAGGATTGTTTCTGCGATTCGTTCTGGCGCGATGGTGGTAAACGAAGACGGCGAACCCGTGTTTACTCCGCAGCGTATGAAAGACGCCGGGACTATCACATTCCACGAGCCGGACGGCGCCGCACTTATGGCCATGGACCGGAAGAAAAAATCCGAAGATATCGGTAAACTGTACGCGACCATGGGCGCCATGACCGGCACCACCGCGAAGACGTTTAGCGGTATGAAAATGGCAGATCTGAAAGTCTGTATGGCCATTGCCACGCTTTTTTTGGGCTAGTCCGTACGCCGGTAGTCCGTTGTGGTGTAGACGAGAAGATAAACCGGCGCGACGGCGGCCACGTTTTCGCGCTAGTCTATACCGAAATGTTCTTACAAATATGTCGGGACTATACAACGCTACCGGACCCGCGGACGCTAAAGGCGCACGAAATACGGTTCTATTACGAAGGACTGCGTCCGGAACTTAAAAAGCATACGACAGCAAAGGGGTAGATTATGGCGGGTCGTTTCAGCGTCGAAGCGGTATTTAAAGCAGTAGACCGCGTAACGGCCCCCGTTAATCGAATCCAGAATCGGGTAAGCAAATTAACCCGATCCATGAACCGCGGGTTTCGCCGCCTTAATCGCAACGTCGATAAATTCGCCGGGGGCGTTAAGAAGGCCGCGTTAGCGACTACGGCCGCGCTGGCTATTTCGTCCGCCGCGATGGCTAACGTTATCGGCACCGGCGCGGAATTCGAACAGACGCTTGTATCGGCCGCCGCTAAGTTCCCCGGGGAAATCCGACGCGGTACCGAAGCGTTTACCGCTCTGGAAGATGCTGCTAAAAAAACCGGTGCTACTACAGAATTTACCGCTAGTCAATCCGCCGAAGCGCTTAACTTCCTGGCCATGGCCGGTTTTAATGCTGAATCATCTATCGCCGCATTGCCCGGCGTTGTGGATTTAGCGACCGCCGCCCAGGTAGATTTAGCCACTGCCACCGACGTCGCATCCGACACCCTAGGGGCGTTTGGTCTGGCGACAAAGGACGCCACCCAATTAGGTAAAAACCTGGCCCGGGTCAACGACGTTATCGCCAAGACCACCACCAGCGCTAATACAACCGTCGAAACCCTGTTCGAAACCATTAAGGACGGCGGCCCAGTCGCGGTTACGGCCGGCGCGTCTATCGAAACCTTCGCAGCCCTGGCCGGCGAGCTGGCTAACGCCGGTATCAAAGGCAGTAAGGCCGGAACCACTCTTAAAAATATGTTCCTATCATTGTCGGCCCCGGGTAGCGGAGCGGCGAAGATACTTAGACGCCTTGGGGTATCCACGAAGGACGCTAACGGCGATATGCGCGATATTGTCGATATCCTGGGCGACCTGGGCGGATCCCTGGACGGACTGGGTACAGCGGACCGCTCTGGCGTCCTGGAAGGCATCTTCGGTAAGATCCCTATCGCCGGGGTTAATGTACTGCTGGCATCTGGTTCCGACCGGTTGCGCGAATACCGTAAGGAGCTGGAAGGGGCGAGCGGGGCGTCGTCGAAAATGGCGGACGTTATGCGGGATACGCTACAGGGGCGATTAAACTCGCTCAACTCTGCAGTTGAAGGCGTGAAAATTTCTATATTCAGTATGACCAGCGGCCCGCTATCCGACGCCGTGGATAAAATGACCGAATGGGTCCGGGTCAACGAACAGGCTATCGCTACCAACGTCGGCGAAGTCCTGGCAGACATTATCAACAACTTCGAAAATATTGTCCTTTGGGTCGGTCGCGTAGCTAAAGGCCTGGCGGTGTTCTTCGCCCTGGTGGCGGTCCTTAAGACCGTGGGACTAGTCCTTACCGTTATCAACCTGATAGCTACGGCGAACCCTATAGGGCTTATCGTGGTGGGTATCATAGCGCTTATCGCCGTCCTATCCGCTGCAGCAATCGCCATAATGGCGAACTGGGGACCTATTAAGCAGTTCTTCGCGGATCTATGGGGTGGTGTGGTTAGTATCTTCGACGCCGGAATCGCTAAAGTAATGTCTGTTATTGATAAGATTAAGGCGGCAGTCGCCACGGTTACCGATATCACGAGCGGGATAGGTGAGTCTATCGGCGGCGGGGTGTTCGACGCAGTCCAGGGCGCTAAGTCGTTCTTCGGATTTGGTGGCGATGAAACCGAACAGCGACCCGGGCCGACGGGTCCCCAGGTAGTAAGTCCCCAGGAGCGGGTAGCGCGTAACATTGAAGAACAGCGCACCACCAGCACCGCAGAGGTAACCATTAAGGACGAAACCGGGCGGGCCGAAGTTACCGGCGGTCGACTGGGTACCGGCCTGCAGCTACAGCCTACAGGAGCGTTTTAACAATGGCGTGGAATGACAGAATACGCGAAGCCGCCTATACGTCCCCGGGCGGGATCCGCTTAACGTTCGATTTCGAAAACGTTAGCGAAGTAGTCGAAAAGAAAACAACCGGTTTCGAATTCCCCGACGCCGACGGTACCTTCGTCCAGGATTTGGGGCATAGCGGGCGCCGGTACCCGCTCCGCGTGGTCTTCTGGGGCGATGATTACGACCTGGAAGCGGAAGCGTTTATCGCGGTCATGTTGGAGCGCGGTACCGGTAAGCTGGAACACCCTATCTATGGGACTAAGGACGTCGTGCCGTTCGGCCGGATTACGCGCCGGGACGATCTTAAGACCGCAGCGAACCAGGCGATTTTAGAGGTAACGTTCTGGGAAACGATCGGCCTATTGTACCCGGCGACCCAGACCGACCCAGCTAGCGCCGTCCTGTCCGCCGTGGACGAATACAACGCGGCGACGTCCCAGTTTTTCGCCGATATCCTGGGGCTGGATACTGCTATCGAACGGGTAACCCTTAAGAACGAATATTTAAGGCTGTTGGGTGCGGCTCAAGAAGGATTACAAGGCATAGCGGACGTCCAGAACGACGTACGCACGCAGTTCAACGCGATAGTTGATTCGGTCAACCAGGGGATCGATATCTTAATCGCGGATCCGCTTACCCTGGCGTTCCAAACCACCCAACTGATTCAGGCCCCCGCGCGCGCGCTTACCAGTATCGAAGCGCGGCTCGACGCATATGGAAACCTGGCTCAATCGATTATCGTAGGCGCCGACGACCCAGAAACCCAGGGGCTTGACTCCCGCAATTCCAATAAATTCCACAACGGGGATCTTTACGCGTCGACGTACGTAACCGGCTCCGTGGTTTCTGTGGTCAATAACCAATTTATCACGAAGACCGAAGCGTTAGGCGCCGCCGAATCAATACTCGATCAGTTGACAATTGTCACCGACTGGCGGGACTTGAACTTCGAATCATTGCTCGGGATCGACACCGGCGAAGCATACCAACAACTGCAGGAGGCCGTAGCCCTGGCCGCCGGATTCCTGGTTGAGATATCGTTTTCTCTTAAACAGGAACGGAGTATCGTCCTGGACCGACCCCGGACTATTATCGACCTGGTCGCGGAGCTTTACGGATCCGTCGACGACCAACTCGATTTTTTAATTAACACGAACAACCTAAGCGGATCGGAAATCCTGGAACTACCGGCCGGGCGGGAGATTGTCTACTATGTCTAGCCGCTACACGGTCGTAACGGGCGATACTTTCGAGACTATCGCCCGGAAGAAGTACGGGACGGAAGTAGAAGCCGACCGAATCGCGCGGGCGAATCCGGGCGTTATGGAACCGCTTACCGCCGGTATCGTTATCGCGGTCCCGACGCTACCGTCCGCACCTAAAAACCTGCAGGTTTTGGCCCCGGCTGATAACGAAGACGAAGTCGCTATCCTGATTGACGGACAACGGTTTCGATTCTGGGACGCGGTTACAATAACCCGCGGTCTGGATACTATGGATACGGTCGAATTTGGTGCACCGTTCGAACCCGATACGCCAGGCTTTCGCGAAACGTTCCGGCCGTTCTCATTTAAACCCGTGGATATCATGGTCGGCGGCGACTCGCTGTTTACGGGTACCATGGTTGCCGTTAACCCCGTGCTGGAAAACAAGCAGCGCACCGTAGCGGTAAGCGGCTATTCGCTGCCTGGCGTCCTGCAGGATTGCACCGCACCTGCCAGCTCGTACCCGCTGGAATTCAACGGCCAGGGATTGCAGGAAATCGCTAAGACCATGGCGGGTCCGTTCGGTATCGCGGTCGAATTCGAAGCGGGACAGGGCGCGATATTCGACCGCGTGGCTTCGGAACCAGGTAAAAAGGTCCTGGCATTTCTGGCCGAACTAGCGAAGCAACGTAATTTAGTTATCGGCAATACTCCGCGCGGCGCCCTGGTATTCCGCCGATCGGTTGGGGTTGGTAATCCGGTGGCGCGACTGCAGGAAGGTAGTAGCCCCGTATTATCTGTATCGCCTTTTTTCAACCCTCAACAATACTATAGCCACATAACCGGAATCGAACCGGCTATCGTCGGATTACCTGGGTCCCAGTTCACAGTGAAAAATCCGAACCTGGAAGGCATTGTCCGGCCGCTGGCGTTTAATACTCCCGACACCCTGGACGCAGACCTTAACGCCGCTGTATCGGCTAAGGTGGGGCGCATGTTCGGCAATATGGCTGGATACGCTGTCAGGGTGGCCACATGGCGCGACCCCCAGGGGACGCTATGGGCGCCTAATACGACGCTTACATTACTGGCCCCCGGTGCTATGATTTATAACGAATTCGAATTCGTTATCCGGTCTATCCAATTCGAGCGCGCGGCAAAAACTAACACGGCGGTTTTAGATTTGGTTATTCCCGGAGCATTTAGCGGACAGGTACCGGAGGCGTTGCCGTGGGACGGATAGGGAAACTTATATCATTCGTACGCGCGGTGGTCGGAACGACGAAGACCAGCGACGTAAAATTCGACCGCGGCGGCGGCGATAACCGGACCGCCCAGCATTTCAGCGACCCGGGCGACGATTCGGTCCCATTGCCCGGCGACTTCTCCGCGATTCTGGAACAGGCCGGCACGGGTCGGGACTCTGCGGTCGGATACGTGGACCCTAAAAACCTGCAGAAATCTCAGGCGGGTGATAAACGAATCTACGCCCGGGACGCTAACGGCGCCCAAATCGTCGAAGTGTGGTTACAGAACGACGGTACCGCCACGGTGCAGAACGCCACCGGATCGGTAGTATTGGCGCCGGACGGTTCCATAACTGGTACGAACCCTAACGGGAGCTTCGCACTACAGGCCGGCGGTGACTTTGTCGTAAATGGTGTTACTATTGCAGCTAACGGGGACGTTACTATCCCGACCAGTCTATCGTTAGCGGGTAAAGAAATCGCCGGCCACGACCACGCTATTAACAGCGGCTCAAGTTCGCCAGGACCAACAGGACCTAACAACTAATGGCACAACAGGGCGACGTTAAGCTATTCCAGACGGTTAACGACGGCGAAATTACCGTCGTTAATGGTGTCGTGGAAATGTCCGGCGGACTCGAAACGGCCGCCTATTTGTCATTGTTCGGCGGGAACGAAGACGACGACGTCCGGGGAAGCAACCCGTTTAACTGGTGGGGTAACCTGGACGAAGTCGACCCGGTCCGCCAATACCGCAGCGAAACCCAACACCTATTACAGGCGATACCGGCCACGACCGGGAACCTACTCCGAATCGAAGACGCCGCTAACCGGGACTTGGCATGGTTCCTGGACGAACGCGTCGCCTCTTCCGTTACGGTCGAAGCAACTATCCCGGCGCTTAACCGGATCCAAATAACCATAGATATCGAAGCGAACGGCGAAGAATCCAGCTTCGTATTTACCGAAAACTGGAAGGCGACCGCATGAGCTTAACGACTCCCACTACCGCGGAAATTAACGCGAACATTATTTCTCAGCTCGAAGCGTCCCTTAACCAGACTATCCCGCTACTGCCGAAGTCGTTTATGCGGGTCCTGGCTAAAGCTCTGGCCGCCGTGTTTATTCTGCTATACAAATATGGCGGGTTTATATTCCTGCAGATGTTCGTACAGTCGGCTTCCGACCAGGATACGGAAGTCAACGGCCTAACTATCAACCCCCTGAAATTTTGGGGCCGATTAATCGGGGTCGGCGACCCTACGGCCGCGACGAACGCCGAACTTTTGATCGATATCACCGTTACGAACCAGACCGGGTCCCTACCGTCCGGCACCCAATTGGTGAATGCTGACAACGGTGTCACTTACATAACGATCGGGTCGGTACTGCTCAACGCTGCGACGGTCCAGGCGACCATACGGGCCGTATCGGACCAGGCGGGCGGTGGGGGTGCCGGTGTTATCGGTAATTTGAGCGCGGCGGATACCGTAACGTTCGCTAACCCGCTGGCCAACGTCGACCGGACCGCCGTTGTGGACTCCCAGGTCGTTACAGGTGCCAACGAAGAAGCTACCGAAGTATACCGCCAGCGGATTATAGACCGCTTCCAGAAACGCCCCCAGGGTGGCGCATACGCCGATTACGAAATCTGGGGCGAAGAAGCGGCAGGCATTATCAACGTCTACCCATATACGGGCGCACCGGGCGAAGTGGACCTATTTAGCGAAGCGACCGTCGCGTCTTCGGGTTCGCCGGATGGCATCCCAACTGCGGCACAACTACAAGCCGTTTTAGATCTGGTTAACTTCGACACGAACGGACTATCGTTTCGCCGGAATGCTAACGCCTTCGTTAATTCGAACCCTATTACCCGCACGAGTTTTGACGCAACGGTTACTGGTATTTCCGGAGTGTCGGACCTGGCCCAGACCCAGACCGACGTAACCACGGCGATAACAGAATACTTCCTATCGGTCGAACCGTTTATCGCGGGCTTGACGGTACCACCCCGAAACGATCAGATTACCCGGACCAGGCTTTCCGCTATCGTCGAAGATATCGTTACGGCGGCGGGTGGGACGTTTACTTCCGCTATATTCAACACAACCGGCACCCCTGGTAGCCTATCCGTTTACATTCTGGGCGAAGGCGAGAAGGCTAAGGCCGCTAACGTGGTGTTCGTATGATCGACTGGCTAAATGTTTTTAAGCATCTGCTACCGAATGCGAAGGCGTGGCGGATAACGATCGAAAAAACGCTCCGGCAATTTTTCCAGGGGCTTACCGGGATCGGTGAAGACTCCAAGGACTTTTTCGACGACGTCTATAACGACCTAGACCCGCAACTTACCCGGGAGCTGGATACCTGGGAAAAGCAATTCGCGTTAGTCGACACGGGACTTACGACCCAGGAACGCCGCGACCGATTAGACGCGACTTGGAAGGCATTGGGCGGCCAGTCGCCGCGATATATCCAGGACACGCTACAGGCGGCCGGTTTCAATGTGTTCGTCCACGAATGGTGGATCCCATCGGTAGAGCATCCGACCGGCGGTTCGGTCGACGGGGACGTTACCCCCGTGGCCCGTAATCCGTTCGACTTCCTGGACGACGGTACCGGCGGCTTACCGTTCTTAATGGTAGATGGTGGGGTGGACGCCCAGGACGGGGATACGGTTAGTCAGGACGGTGGTACCGCCACCCCCGCCGGGTACCCACTGGTTAATAAGATTCTGGAAGCATCGGACGAATTTATTGGGGACGGTTCGGTCCAAATGCAGGACGGGGCCCCGCAGGCCCAGGACGGCGGTATCTTGACAATATACAGCCAAAAGCAGTTCACTATCCCCGTGGATACGACGAAATATCCGTTCTTCCTATATATCGGCGGTCAAACATTCCCCGACCAGGCTATCATACCAACGGCCCGCCGGGACGAATTCGAAGACCTTTGTTTAAAAATTTGCCCCACTGAACAATGGTTGGGCATACTTGTAAGTTTTAGTTAACAGGAGGCCGCGAAATGGCACTTAACCCCAGCACAAACGCCACAATGACGGGGCGCATTACCGCGGCCGACGGTAACTACCCGTTCGGTAGTTCAAAGGACGAAACCGCACCGGCGGCCGGCGACGGTACGCCATACTTCAAGGCCCGCGCGGACGACATCTTCGGAATGCAGCAGGCATTACTTAACGCGGCGAGCATTACGCCCAGTGGTAGCGCCGAAACGGTAGTCGCTTCCCAATATCTCGAAGCTATTGTCGCGCTGGGTTCTGGCCTGGCCCAGCTCGGTACCGATAGCGGCGCAGCGGACGTTTATGTCGTGGCGTTACCTTCCGGCGTTCTACCGCCCGACGCATTGTTCGACGGTCTTACCGTATTTTTCAAACCGACCAATAATAACACCGGCGCC